CATTTTTTCTTCTCTCGTTTTCCTCTTCGATGTGCTTGTTTAATAAAGAAATATAGATTTCTCTTTCCCATGGATACATGTCATCTAACTCAGTTAATGAATACTTATAATACTGAGCCATAGTGAAATTAGAGATAAAGTAGTTCGTCAAATCGTCATTACAAATAGCTATTCGAAAAAATCCTGGACTCCTGATAATGTAATCTCTTCTTTATAACCGCAAGAAGAACAAACAAAGTTGACAACCTTTTTAAGCGTCGGACAAGAGATATAGAATTCTAAGATCTTCTCAAAGGCTTCAATTGGTAATGCATACAAGAATTCTGCTAACTCTTCTTTAGTGAAATCGTCGTAGATTTTCTCCGAGTCTTTTATTACATCTACGTCGTTAATAATAGCAGCTATTAAAGAATCGATATTATTTGATTCTCTATATTCTAGAATATGTTTCGCTGATTCAACATTAGGGAAATTTAGCCTAATTGAGATACCTTGCTGAATTTGTACTTCTTTTGGTTTAACCCCAGAAAAGTCTACTGATATAGATGTCAAATCAATATCGATTTGATTAACCTTACCGCATCGTTTGTCATCAACAATGTTGTTGCACTTATAGCTAAGAGAAGAAAACTCGCCGACTGAAATTGCTCTTATCTGTAGAAATAGGTATTCTAGATCAAAGTAAGCAAGTTTTTCCACGTTTATTTTCGTATTACAGCAAGAAGTTATTAAGTCTTTTAATGTTCTTACTATCTCGTCTGAATCTGATGATTCTTTTAACATCAGAAGAATTTTCTGTTCCTTTACAGTATACGGTCTAATAATACACTTCTCTTTTGTAGAAGGTATTTTCACTTCAGAGGTAGGATGTTGTAGTTTAGGTAATGCCATTTATTATAATATCTCCATTATTATTGAGCTGGTATGTCGCTGGGTTGATTGGTTCTATCAAAGGTCTTTTCATTATGAGAAAAACCTTCTGCTATAAATTCTAGTTGTTCGTATGTAAACGTTGTTGTGAATTTAATCAATTCATCTGTGTCGTTCCAGGAAACTGGAAGACTTTCTAATCTGAGAGGATATGCGCCGATTAGTTTAATTGAATAGACTTTTTTTGGACCAGATGGAGTTCCTGGAATTATTTCAGTCAAGGTGCCTCTAAATCTTTCGTCTTGATATGGAGGCTCATATGTAATTTTATAATCTGCTGTTGCCGATTTAAATTCGTCGCTATACACATCTATCTGGATATCCGCTTTAATGTCGTCATAATACGCCAGGTTGTTATTTGAGAAATTATTGATCGTGTAAATCCAGGCTTCAATCGCCTTTTTTTCTCTCATCTCTGAGGAAGAAATAAAGGTAAAGTCGATGTCGTCGTGTTCTCTACCGTTTGGAATTTTTAGGTTTGGCATCCCAGAATACAACTTATAGTCTTTAGTGAGTAACTGCATTCCTGGAAGAGAACAAGATTCACATCGAAACGTCAGGTTCTTAACGTCAAAGGTTCCGCCTCTAAACACTGGTTCTTCTGTTGGGTCTAGATTTAAAAAATCACTAGTTACACTCGGAAAACTTAAAAATTTAACTTCAAATCTAGACTTTTTCAGAGTGTCACTAGAAACATTTGAAATGAATTCTTGTAGGTTTAAAGGCATACTATTATTTATTGCCTACCAAACAATTCTTTTTCGGTCATTACCTTAAACTGGATTCCGTTTATCTGGGCAAATTTCTCTGCTGCTTTCCACTTGGCTTGGTTTACAGCAAAGGTTTGACATTCTTTTAGATACCCAGCTGTTACCCTTTTCTTTTGAACAGGTGGCTGAGTCTGGACCCATGGCTTTACTTCTATAATATAAGTCTGGATTTTCCCAGAAGAGTCCCGTAGCTTTACATAAAAGTCTACAAAGTAACGATGCATCTTGCCATCTAACGGAGAGATATAAGGTATGATTATTTCTTCTGATCCGTATTCTAAGACATCGTCATAATCGTCCAAGAACTTCATTAGTTTATATTCCCAGGAAGATCTAAAGACAATATTGTTTACGTCGCCTCTGTACTTGTGTGGGTTTTTCGGTGTGAACTTTCCCTTATAAGTGTTCCTCATTATGGTTATTTATAGTATAAATAGTTGTATGGCTACTGAAGCTCTAAAATATCCCTCAACTCTTGCAACAGATTCTAACCGATTCGGCAATCAATTTATGGCTCTGTACATAAACACTGATACGGTTAAAGAAGAAGAACAAGACGAATTTAGAACAATCAAAGCGTTAGATGGAACTAGATTAACTGGACAAGAATTAGCTAAGTATTACAGTAATAAACAGTTTGGGAATTCTCTAACAATTACACCTACACCCCAGACAGGAAGAAAGACTTCCAAAATTATCTATCTACCTGTTCCCACAAACATTGCAACAAACTTTGGTGTAGATTATACAGATCTAGAATTTGGAAATGAAGCTCTTAAATTAGCAATGTCTGCTGGTGGAGCTATGTCTGACCTTGCTGAAAAATACTTAAATGCTGCTGCTCCAATAGCAGGAGGTATTGCAGGAAAGGCAGCGTCGCTTGTGAAAGAAGCTGCTATATATGGGCTTAAAGTCGAAGGATTCAGAAATAAGTTAGCATTGAACCCGCACAAAGAACTTTTGTTTCAAGGTCCGAGGTTCAGGGAATTTGATTTTAACTGGAAGCTAATAGCAAAAAATCAAGAAGAATCTGAGGGAATCAAAAATATTATTAACGAATTGAAATATCATATGCATCCAACATTGGTTGGAGGCGGGTATCTATACAAATACCCATCAGATTTTAATATTCAATTCTGGAGAATTGATAAAGACGAAAAGGGAAAAACTTTTTGTAGATTGAACACATATCTTTCCAAGATCGCAACCAGCGTTATCACTAGTCTGGAGGTAGACTATTCTGGTGGAGGAGAATACGCCACGTTCAGAAATACAGGCGCACCAGTAGAAATTGATCTTAAAATCAGGTTCAAGGAAACGGTACTAATTACCAAAGATCTTATCTCAGATGTTTTCAATGAACACCAAAAAGAAGAAGCTCCAATGTTAACTGGTGCAGAAGAACAACAGTTAGTCAACTCAGTGACAGGAGCACTTGGTGGGTTATTCGGAAAATAATTATGCCATACTTTTCTAAGTTTAATTATCTACTATACCCAGATTTCCTGGATCCAAACAAGTCTATTGTATTAAAAGACATCACATCCAGGGTTGTTCGTAAGATTTCTCCTTATGACGACAAGGCAGTATTTTACAAGTATACAATGTTAGAAGGAGAAACTCTAGAATCTATCTCTATTAAGCTCTATGGAACCCAGGAATATTACTGGACAATCCTACTGGCAAATAATCTTTTTGATAGGTTCTATGATTTTCCCTTGCCTTACAGAGAATTTGGGGAATACATTGTCGGCAAATATGGATCGGCAGCAGCGGCGACCCAACAATTTAAGTATTGGGTAAGACCTAATTACGAAACTTATCTGGAAAACGAAAACGAAGACAAAGCTAAAAACTTCCAGGAAGTGTCATATACAGGTGCAACTTCTCCCTTAAATAAACTAACTATAGGTGGGACAGACTACGATTCTTATTATACATATTCAGAATACCAAAATGGTGCCTCAGGAATCAGATTAATGAGATATTCCCAGGATTTGTTGGAGTGGGAAACAGTTCAGAACGAAAAGAAAAGACAATTCTACGTTGTCACTCCCTCTTTTATTAATACATTTGTTGCTGAATTTGAAAGGCTAATTTCTCAATAATGCCTAAGCCATTACCAGGTAGATATAATATCAACAAGGTTACTCTGAGAAACGATAATACGTTTGTCGATATCAACAAAGGTATTATCAGGGAAATGAATTTTTATGAGTCTATCTATTCTCCGACTATTACAGGATTTTTGGTTTTAACAGAAACAGTTAATTTAACTTCTAGTCCAATCTCAGACGGATTTTCCATTTTAGGAAACGAGATCTTAGAAGTTGAACTAGAATTGCCAAAGTACTATCGCCAAGACGATCTGGGAAGATGGAAACCTGGTCCGAAAAATGTCATAAGGTTTATCGGAAGAATAACCGACATCAAAGAAAAAGAATTAATTGCTGACAGAGCACAAAATTATGAGTTACATTTTTGTTCTGAAGAATTAATCCTGGACAAAAATCTTAGATTTTCCCAGTCTTATTCAGGAAAGAAAATTTCCGATATTGTTCTTAATGTACTTCAAAAGTTGAATCCGCTCAGTAGATATGAGATACACGGGACTAAGTATTTAAACGATATCATTATCCCTTACTGGACTCCCCTCAGAGCAATTTCTTGGTTAACTTCCAGGGCAATTCCAGAAAACTCAATGTATAAACCGCCGATGTTATTTTTCCAATCCTTTTATGCAGACGATGTTATTAATACAGAAAACGAAGTCTTAGATAATGTTAAGCTCTCTGATTGGACAGGAGAAGTTTCTCAGAAATTCTGGTTTTGTTCTTTAGATTGGTTGTTGTCATACAACCCAAGAAAGACTTTATATTTCGGACCGTCAAATATTGACGACGATCCAGGGTCTGATCCGCAAAAGATTTTGTCTTATATGTCTTTTAATAATGTCATAAATTATGAAGTTATTAAGTCTTTTGATTCTTTAGAGAACAACACAGTCGGACTATTTAATTCAACCCTACTTACTCATGACATAATCACAAAGACTTGGAAACACAATACATTTAACTATGACGGTTCTTTTTCAGAATTTCAACATGTCGAAAAACCACCCAAAGGACCAGGGAAATTATTTCATGGGGTTGTAGATATTCTTGGGAACAGGTTTACTTCGCCTCCATATACTAAATCTCTTTACATGATGTCTGCAACTGGGACCCCAGAATCTCCAAATCACCTTACTGAGATCTCTTCTAAAAAGGCATCAAGGTTACAATCTCTAAATAACTTTAAGTTAAACATCAAATGTTTCGGAGATGGATTGCTTGAAGCTGGAGATGTTGTCAAATTTGAGATGCCATCGCCAGAAAAGGCAGCAGAAAGTGGAGCCAAAGATAAATTTTATTCAGGAAATTACTTAGTAACTTCAATACACCACAGATTTTATACTACCGAATATACTATTGACTTAGAGTGTGTTAAAGAGACTTTAGCAACAGAGCCACTATAATATGCCATCAACTAAACAGTTTCTGGGTTTCGACAATTTTGTCTGGTTTCAGGGGGTCGTAGAAGATCGTTTTGATCCCTTGAAATTAGGCAGAGTTCGTGTGCGTATTCTGGGATTACATACAGACAATAAGAAATTAATTCCTACAGAAGATTTGCCTTGGGCTTTTCCAATTTCTCCAATTACTTCTGCTGCTATTTCAGATGTAGGGGAATCTCCGCTGGGTCCACTTCCAGGAACTTGGGTGGTGGGGTTTTTTAGAGACGGCGAAAATTGTCAAGAACCAGTTGTGTTTGGAACCCTAGCTGGCATTCCCCAAGACTTACCAAACGGAAGAATTGGCTTTAATGATCCTAAGGAAAATTATCCAAAGATAGATCATGTTCCAGAAAACGATGTACACCGTTTAGCTCGTAGGGAAAATATTGAGAAAACAATAGTTCCCAAAAAGTTTGACACCCTGGATTTAAATGTAGAAAAAGCTCAGGATAAATCTGGATCTCGTGGTGAACCCTGGAATGAACCTGATCCTGGATACAACGCTCAGTATCCACATAACCATGTCTGGGAAACAGAATCTGGTCACACCTTTGAATGGGACGATACTCCGAATAACGAAAGAATTCATGAGTATCATAA